TTTCCAGTCCCGACTGCTTCTGCTCTCACCTTATAATAGGAATTCTTCCCAAGGCTTTTCCAAAGCTCTAAACTGTTTGTGTATGTCATTTCACTTCGTGAATATGAAGGCCCTTGCGGGCCTGATGTTACCCATCACGGATAAAAATAAAAAAAAAGAAGGGCGTTAGCCCATTAAATCATTTATGCATCTAAGATAGCTCGAATCATACAATAACTGTCTGCATACTTAATTGCAAACGCCAACCTCATAGTAGTTTGATATTTGTAGTAATCATTGTCGATGTCATAATCTGTTTTCCAGATAAAACCTCTCCTTTGACCTACAATACCGAACTGCTTACTTCTAGCAACAATAGCATCTGCGCTACTTGCGCTTCCAAGTGCTGACGTTGTTCCATATGACAAAGTTGTAGGCAACTGTGTAGTTGTCTTAACTTTAGTTCCATACAAAGTAGCAATAACACCCTCTTTCAAGAGTGGACTACCCCAAGTCTCATTGTTCAAAACCGGTCTTGTTGTACTGTCAGTTAAGGCAGCAACTTGACCAACGGTCTTTGGATTCCAATAAGAAACGTCTGGTTGTTCGTGATTGTCTTTAAGTATCTCATAAACTGACTTCTGAATTGCAGCAACAGAAATCTCTGCTCCTGTCAAAACTGAACCAGTTCCTGCAGCGTGTGTTAGACCTGTATTACCAAGTGCATCAACAGCATTGGCAAATGAACCAGTATAATCTAACCCTTCGAAAACAGTTCCATCACCGTTCAACATGTCTTCATCAATCGCAAGTGCAATATCAGTAGCCATCTGATCAACAACAGATTCTGCAACGCCTACATTATTATCTTCAAGAACTTCTGAAGATGCTTGTGTAAGTGCTGCAACTTTCTTAGCAGTTAGAGTTATCCTTCCGAACTTTGAGTTTGAAGCAGTAATGCTTCCCATTTCGGATGGCCAATAGGCCGTAGTTCCAGATGTAACTTTTGGTATGTATTGCGTCAAACCAGCCATAGACCTAATATCACAATCAGGCATAAGAACTGTTTTAGCTTGTACAAGTGCTAATAAACGATTACTGAATTCTGTTGGAACTAAGTACAAACCGTCTGAGTTTGTAGCTTCGTTCAATGCTTTCATAATGTCAGCCATTTAATTAACCTTCCCATACATATCAGGTCGCTTAGCAATTCCGTTCATGATAGCCAATTCGCCAAGAGACATGCTCTTAACTTTTTCTTGCATCTGCTCAGCCTTATCGACTTCAAGAGATACAAGACCACGAGGTGTCTTCGACGCTTCAATAGCGGCTTGGAAACCTTTAGTCATCATGTCCATCATATCCTCTTTGCTCATACCTTTCTTATCTTCAACAGCTTCAGTTTCAGTTGTTTCAGCAACTTCTTCTTCTTTTGTCTCAGTTTCAGGTTCAGCAGGTGCTTCAGCTTCAGTCTCTGATACTTCTTTAGATTCGGACTCGTCTTTCGACTTGTCTTCTTCCATAGGACTTTCTCCATAATTTAATTGATCTTCAGCTTCAGCGAGAACTTTAACCAAAGAATTTGAATGTGATTTATGTGCATCGGGATAAGCAGGTATGCCTACGGCAGAAGTTTCTAGAAGTTTAATCTTTCCCCACTCTTTTACTAATTTCTTTTTAATCATATTTCCACCATTTTTGGATCTCCAACTGGATTACCACCAACAGAAAAACCAACCGGCATTTTTTGTTTAATATATTTAAAGAACGTATCAGCGTCGGGATGAGCATCGTTTAATCTTAGTGTAGCTTTAAGACTAGAACCTTCTTGAACCGCGTCGGTCCACACACCCATAATCCCTTTCCAAGTATAAGTTCCAGGTTGGCCAGTTACAGGATTTAATCCGTGATCTGAGAAGAATGGAATTGTTGCAGATTTATATTGGGTAATCATATCATCAATAGCTTCCTGAGACATTCTTTCATCTTGCCTATCATTCTTTAATCCAGAAACAATAACAGAAACAAACTTTGCTTTAGTTGGTTCAGAGCCTGCGCCCTTTAAGACAACATCTTCTTCCCAACAGTCCTTTGCTTCACAAATAAGTTCCATTTTTTTGAGGAGTTCGCTTTGATTGTGCGAACTTTTACAATATACCTAATAGTCTATTGTTTTTAAGAAGGATGTTTTTTTCCTAAGAAAAGATTATATGGAAATTTGGACAAAGTGCTGTAATTTCTCCACCTTGAAGGCTTCCGGATCAATAGAATCCTTACTAACATTGGCTTTATATTTCCAACTTCCATCTGAAAAGAATAAAATAAACTCTGTATCAGTTTCTAACCAAATAACATTTCCCTTTGTAAAGTTTCCAATACCTACTCTGGCCTCTACGATTTGAACTAAGTTAGGATAAGTAACTGAGATAGTGTCCATTAAGCCTTTTCTAATCAATAAGGATTTTAATTTATTGTCTGTCTTGCCTTTTTCTTGTTCTGTTCCAGCTTCTCTTTTAGCATCCTTTTTTTCATTTATTGCGGAATCACTGCCTGTCGGCGTTCCCATCGTTCCCTCGGGAATTTCTGGTTCCATTCCAATTCTTTCTCGAGCTTCCTCTAAAGTAATAGCACCAGTCTCAATTAGAATTCTACAAATCTCTGCTTCACGCATTTCATCAATTTTATAAGAACGATTAAACTTCTTTCTTACCCCAAACAAACTCCATAAGTCTCTATTTAAAGTTCCCTCTAAACACTTCTGAACAAATGCTATTCCCTTATAATATCCGGATTCAATCTTACCAGCCTGAGTTGCAGTAGCATCCTTTTGTGCTAAAGCATAATTTACTCTCGCTGCAGGAACTCCTAATCCAACAAAGATTATCTGAGTAAAGTGTTCTACCAACTTCTGAAACTCCATATCCTTATTAAACTTATTAACCTGATCCCATTCAACGTTTCCAGTTAAAACCATAGAACGATATTTTTCATCTTTCTTTTTTAAATCTTTTAACTCTTTCTTTAGTAATTGATAATTTCTTCCTCCGGGACTTTCTTCTAACATCTTAAAAATAAAGTATGGGATTCCATCATTCTCAAAGTATTTTCCAGCAAACTCTTTAGCAAAGATTAATGTTCCAATATCTGAAAGTAATGGTTCCAAGCCAGTATAACCGTAAGGTCCTCCACCGATATGAACTAACGATAAATGGATTATGTCTTCGGGTTTGTAAATTCTTTTCTCTCCCTTTACTTCTTGTTGAAACGAAGCTATCTCTCCAGTTTTGTCAAAGTTTATCTTCATAGTAGAAGATTTCAAAACTTGTAAATCATTTGGAACTCCACCAACTTGGTTAATAATCTTGAAAGAATCTGCTTTGCTTATTGCACTTGCCCCAAGTTTTCTGGCCATATAATGAGAGAGGTCATCCATAATACTTTTAAGCTTCTCTTTATCGACGGAGAGTTTTAAAATGTAACCATTCCCAGTAGTGAACATATCCCATAATCCATCTGCTAATTCTTTAAAGTAATTAGATTTTATTTCAAACTCATACGCTTTATCTAATGAACCCTTAACAAGTTTTTGATTTTTAGATGGTGAAGCAAACTTCCAATAATCTGTCATAACATCTTCTACCTTCGCTGTTATACAAGCATTAACTTCAGGACTTGCCTTAACTACTTGATATAAAGTATCAACACTCACAGAACTCTCAAGTGAAAAAATATCTTTAGCTATCCCACCAAAGTCTGCATGCGGAACATAATCGATCTCCAAACCTCTAACGTGCGCGGTCTTGGTAATTTTAGGTGTTTTTCCCATCTTTTAGATAATACAGTAACATATTTAAAGGTTGTGTCCGTTTCCTAAGAAATGTATACAAAGATAATTAAGGGAAAAGAGTATTATTACGACAAATCCCAAGAAAGCGCTTTCATAGATTCCACATTAAAGAAACGATTTGATGAATTCTGTAAAGAGAAAAAGATAAAAAAGAATAAACTTATTGAGGATTTTTATAAGGCTGTCCTCTTGAATTATAGAGATGGCTCCCTGGAAGCAACAAAAGGATTTGTAACGGTTAATGTCTTAAATAACATTTCTCATAAAAATGGAAGGTACTTCCTAGAGAAGAAATATGGAAGATGATTAAAGAAAAAATAGCAGTTGCTTTGGCATGTTTATTAATTGGTTGCGAATTAAAAGAAAAGAGTTCAAATTCTATTCCAGATTTGATTTCAGCTGATAATCCTAGATTAGAACAAATAGCAGAAACACAAGCTTTTATACTAGAAGATATATTTGATGTTAAACCTGTAGGACACCATAGCTTGATTACTATGCCCTCTGCAAATGCACAAGGCATGTTTTATTATCAAGGAATATTATGGTATGGCGCATACGAACCAGGAACAATACGTGTATCAGATATGTATCACGAAGGAGTTATAAGGCATGAATTATTGCATGCTGCTGGAAAAGAACATTACGATCAAGTAATAAATGGAATTAATGTGAGTGAACATGTCGATGCTTGGCATTAAGAAGTATAATATCTACCCGCAGTTTCATAATATTTATCTCCTAATTCTCGCAACCTAAGATTAATTTTTCGTGCTTCTTGCTCATCAAAAGTAGTTCTAGCAAGGTTTACCCAGTACTTTATTTTTTCTTCTATTTCTCTTTCTTCCATTATATTCCTCTGAAACTAACTGCACCAAAATTATCTTCAGAGGCCCTATTCGCAAATGCTAAAGCATTTACACAATCATCATATTTACCGAAAGAAAATTTTGGTTTTGTAGTTTGTCCAGGTCTTAAATCTACTTTCATAGAAACCTCGCTTAATTCCTTAACTAATTGCTGAGTAAAATTATATGCTTCACTCTCTTTAGAATTAGGAAGAGAAATATTAAATCTCTCAAATTCTCGTCTTAGGTCCATCATTAGTTTGTACTTAATCTCATAAGTAACCTTTAACATTTCAACTCCTGTAAATTCTTTCTCAACATCCGTGGATTGTTTTTCTCCAATGGAAGTAGCATCCACTACCAACTTTATTGGTTTAAAATCCGCATAAAGATTTCTAAGAATTCTCATCTGTTCTTCAAAAGTAGCTCTGAACCTTAATGCTTTGACTATTCTTTTCTTTTCTGAAGTAACTCCCAAGACAACCATAACTACATAATCTCCTTTTATTTTGCCTCCGGCAATGTCGTAACCAAGATAATATCTTTCATCCTTTCTACCAAATGGCAGAAACTTCTCTTTCTCTGCTATTGCTTCTTTTAGGTATTCAATCGGGAAAAGAGAATTAGCATCACTGATAGGCATTAACATAAACTCTTGTTGGTAAGCCAAATCTCCGATCTCTGCTTTTACCTTAACTAAACTTCTTTGTGTTTCTGTATCGTGAGGTAATAATGTATACTTCTGTGGCCAAAGTGGCTTACCTTCCTTCTCTGCTGGATATTCAGAGAAGTAATACTCCTCGTTATCACTTAACTCATGTAATAAGTCTATAGTGCTCTTTGGGGTTCCAATAACAAATATCTTTCCACGATTTAACTGGACTACCGCCGAGACTGCTGTCCAGAAGATTGCTTTATCTTCATACTGTCCAGCTTCATCACAAAGAAGATAATCAATACGAAGACCTCGAACACCTTCACCATAAGTCTTACAATAAAATGTACTTCCAGTTTCAATAGTTAATTCTGTTGCTTTCCAAGAAACCTCCCTATCCTTTGGGATAAATTGTTTAAGCATTTCATTGTCAGCAAACATTGTTTTTATAATTTTCAATACCTTTTTACTATCTTCAAAATCCTGAGATAAAATTAGAAAAGATAACTTTGGATTAAATATTGCTTTCCAAACAAAATATGCTGCGATTAGATTTGTTTTTCCACTTCCACGAAAAGCCATCAAACAAAGTCTTGGGAATTTCTCCATTAATTGAAACCACTCTTTATGATAATTAGCCATATCAAATTCAAACATGTGCTCCGCGAAGAAACCAAAATCCATATAACACTGTGCCAAAAAATGTTCTACTTTGTTATCCTCATAACCTGTTCCTTTAAGGATTTGCTCTACGGTACGCATTAAATCTCCTTTTCAAATAAATCAATCCAACTTTTAGAAATTATGCTCCAATCATAAGTCAATGCCAACTTCCTGCTCTTATCAGACATCTCTTTAAGCAGTTTTTTACCTGACTTCCAATCAGCATAATATTTTTCAAGGAGTTCTGCAATATGTTCATCATCTGGAACAAGATTCTCTACACCGTTTGTTCCTATAAATCCTACAGGCCTACCATAGTTATCTTTAAGAACATTAATTAACTCTCCAGTCTCCCCAGCCAACTCTGGGCCAGTAGTATTATTAGACATCAAGATAGGAACTCCACTTGATTGACATTCAAGTCCGGGTAAACCAAATCCTTCTCCACCAGTTCCGTATAAAAATAAATCAAACATATTATAAATTCCGTTCATATCATCTGCTTGAATAGATTGCCTACTCATTAAATTCATGTTATCTTCTGTCAAACAAACCTTCTTAGAGTTAAACAAATCTTGCTCCGTTAATTTTTCAAACTTATCAACAATACAATCAATAGACCAACCGGTTCCTTCCCCACCAGATGGTACAGAATCTGTGTGCATTAGAAACATAACATCATCTTTTCCCTTAGCAAATTTAGCAAACCCCCTCATAACGTATGGAATCATTTTTCTTATCTGGTTTCTTCCAACAAAACCACAAACAAACTTCTCATCAATTTCAAACTTCTTTCTACTAACTTCACGATCTCCTTTTGGGAAATATACTTTTGTATCTACTCCAAGTGGGATATATTTTACATTAGGAACTTTATGATCTAACATCATGGCTTCGCCCATTTTAGCCATCGCAATATTCATATCTGGAGCTCTAAAAATCTCATCCCAATGAAGTGCCCATTGATGACAATCAATCGGAGAATATGCTAACCACTTTCCTTTCCACCCAGCCTTTTTTGCCTTACCAATTCCAGGGAGATAACCGCTTTGCTTTCCAATATCTGCGCACGTCAATAAAATATCTGGCTTGTGTGTCATTAAATATTTATAAATGGCATCAAAACAATGGTCATCTTTTCCTCTTGGTAACATCCAATAACCCTCTTTTGTTTGATGGAGTCTATCCAGACTTTGCCACCCGACATGAAGAAACTCCCAATCAGGTTTTTGTTTAGTCCATCTACTTAATAGATTATCCCAAGCACACCCATATCCTGTAGACATTTTTGGATTATCTCCAACAGACATTATCTT